CTTTGCCTCTGTATTATTCACTAATCCACTTCCTTGCTAGTTCCCTGCGCTCTGTTCTTTCTTTAATATCTTGCTCTACTTCTAGTTTACCATTAAGAATTTTTTCTGCATTATATGCAAAATAATTCCAAGTAGGATTTTCTGCTATCTTAAAATAATAATCTAATAAATCATAGCATTGAGAAATACCGTATGATTCAACAAGAGCATCTGCAGCCCATTGCTCAACATTAAGATTCATATTAGACTTGGCTTCATATCTTTGTAGATGTAATTTATTATATCTACTTAGCAAAGCCATACGGTCTTTGCGTTCAGCCATATTAGTCCTCTAGAAGTGATTCTTTTGCGTCTTTTACCTTTTGAATAACTTGGTTCTCAACAAAAGTATAAACACGATCCATAGCATCTCCAGTGGTTTCACCTTGACGCACTTGGTCTACTACTCCAAGATCAACTCTTAAAGATTGAAAATTTCCTAAATTTAATGTGTATCCTAGTGTTGCTGATACCTTAGTGCTGTTATTTTCTTCCATACCCCACCATTTCTTCTATTAAATATTCTCTGCCCACACAGGAATAAACCTGCCATCTTCTGTCTTCGTATATGTAAGTATACCGTCTCCCATACGCCTTGTCAATTCTTGGCTTGTAGGAGTCATATTATTTGTTATTAGTCCATCTTTTCTTGGTTGTCCTATATGTATAGTAGCCAGTATAGCACGTATGTCTCGTACCATGCTTTCTGAATAATAAGATCTTATTCTAAATCCACGTTCACCATTTAATTTTGCCCCAACTGGTGGCGGAATCATTCCAGTCTTAATTAATTTAGGCATGTATTTTCTATGACGATTAATTAACTTAGCAGTCTCTGCTACGGTATATGCACGTTCTCTATTTTTTCTAAAATCTATACGAAGACATGTCTCAAGTCTATCTTTAGTAATATTATAAACAGAAACTAAACCAGTAGATCTTGAACTGTGGTGAAGTCTAACAAGATCACCGTTAAGGAACCATATTTTTTGATTGCCTTTGATTACAGTTGAGTTATTGTACGCTTCGCTCTGAATAATTCCTTTGCCAGTAACCATCTGCCTTCTTCGCTTTCTGTCGGTGGATGATAAAAAGTTCTTGATCCACAGACCATACAATAAGTTTCCATATGTTGCAAACCACTATATTGTCTATCAATAAATAGTCTGCCATTGCATTTTTTGCAATTAAGCATTATTAATTTTTATCCTTAGTTTGGAATTCCAACAATAACTAAATGTACTGCTAGTGATAAATCTCCAGAAGTTCCAAACCTTACAACACCTTCAATTCTTGAAGTTGTTACAGTTTTTAGAATAACATTTACATTTTGTCCTGCAGGTGTTTGTCCAATATTAACTGCAGTTGCTGAAACTATTGGAGAGTATTTAAAATCACTAAAATCGTATGTAAAAGTTTTTTCGTTTCCAGCAGAAACTGTTGAGTTGTTGGCAACTTCAACATAGCCACCAATTATTCTAGTTTCAGATGTTTTAACATTTTGTGCGCCAGCACTTACTGTATCAACTGTTGTGTAGTTATAGGTTGCCGATGAAACCTGTGTAGACAAATCATTCACAGCCTCAACAAGTGAATATAAATATGTAACATCAAGAGGTTGCCCTCTTTCTGGTAGTGGTACCTTAGCCATTAATTTCCTCCTCTTTTCATTATACCAACAATTCTATTCCTGAGTCATATATTTCAAGACTTTCGTTTAGTGTTTTTTGTGATCCTTCAACCTGAATAATGACACGAACATTTGTGGTGCCAGTATTTAAAAATGAATACGTATGTATTGGTGATGTTCCGTGATATATTGGTGTTGTATTATCAAAACCAACAAATATATCATATTTTGGTCTATTTAATTCATCATCCCATACAGCGGTTGTTATTGTTTGAGATATTTGCAATGCACCATTAACTGAAGTAATTGAGTCATCTTCAACTATATTTATTGGGGACCACTGAGATGTTCTGTTTTTATCTTCTGATACAACTCTGTATCTAAAAATATATCCAATATTCTCAGAATCAATTGCTGGAAGCAATGCCTTTTTAATAATTGCCTTTTTTATGCTTGCATCAGCCATTACGATGTTACTCCGCCAGAAACATCCACAGAAAATCTAAATTCAATATAGTTACTAGTATTAGGATTTTTAATAACTGTTGATGCATCTTGAGTTTGGATAATTGAATATCCAGTTAAACCATAAAGTGGATTTAATGTTGCAACATTTTCCAATCTTAATGCATCTAAAGCAACATAATAATTTGGAGATGGAATCCCTATTGGTCCACTTTCTTCTGCAAGAACAGATGCATAAATTTTAACAACTGTAACGGCATTCCACGTAAAGTTAGCAGATGTATATAAATCTTGAAGTTGTTTAGTTACTACAAAATATCTTTCTGTATCAAAATCATATGCTCCACCACTACTATCATTTACAACTTCAGCCTCAAATCTAGCATATTCTGCACTCTCTGTTTCTGTTGATGCAAACTCAACAAGAACTCTAACTCTTTCTGGTATGTCGTTGGATGTTGCATCTTTATTAACTACAGAAAATGCTAATCTTAGTTCATCTGTTGGAGAGTTTCTTGTAAAATCAACACTAGCACCAGTTAGGTGAATGTGGCTTGATCCTGGCTCTATTACAAAATGGTCTTGTGCTGCTCCACTTTCTTCGCTAATTGAAATATCAGCATCGTCACCCTGAATCATTATTATATTATTTAAAAATCTTGGTCTTTCATATCTTTCAACTCTTGGAGATTTAAAAAATATTGGATTATCTGAACTTGTTTGAAATACTGAATCTGTAACAGCAATAATATTATCATATTCTGGTTGATCAAGTGCTGCATTAAATGTATCAATTGCAACGGCTGCAGATGGTGTATGGTGTTGCCAATTTTCTGTTTGTGTAAAAGCAAATACTGTTTTGCTATCAAATGCACCAGCAGAAGGATTTGATCCAGCGGAGTATATTCCTACTTCAGAAATTTCATATCTTTCTTCTGTTGGTAGTTCTGCTGTTAATACAATTTTATCTAGTCCCCCTTCGTTTACAAATCCCCTTGAAGAAATCGGTACACGAAACATTTCAAAATCTAGATTTGTCTTTGTTGAATAATCTCCAATATCATTTCCAGTTGTGAGTGGTGTTGCCCCACAACCTATTGCAATGTAAGATGCATATGCTGGTGCCTGACCAAGCAGGTATTTAGCAATAATTGTCTTACCAGTATTAGTTATCATGACGTATAGTCTCCAAGATTCGCTTCATATATTGTACCATTTACTGTTATTTGAGTCTCTATTTGCTCATCATTGCTTAAATTAACAAACTCAATAATAAGATCTCCAGTAGATTCGTCAAAATAGACGTTTTCACCATTAAGACCATTTCCAACTTCAGGTATTTTATCTTCTAGTTTAATTGAAAATCCAGCAAAAAATCTATTTGCGGTTTGTTGTAGACCTAAGATATTATTTGGATTATATTGTTGCTGAATTGATGATAAATTTTTAATTGGTTGATATGATATTTTTTGTCCGTTAACAATGTCAGATCTTACAATGCTAATTAATTCTTGGCCACCAATATTTTCAAAAATAAGGTCTGACATTATGTCTATTGGAACTGCTGCTTCATCAAATAGAATAGTGTCTATTGGTGCTGTTTTAACTGGTGGAGTAGGCTCTGAAATAATTGTTGACATTATTGTTGGTGCTGGGGGTGTCGCTGTAATGTTTACAGATGCGGGGGCATTTCCTTTTATAACTCCAGAGTCTAACGATCTTCCAAAATGTTCTGCTTCTTTTTTATTTAAAATTGCAAGCATTGCCATGCTATCTATATGGCCATGATTAGATCCGCCAGGATTAGATATAGTTACTTGCTTATATTCGTTTGCAGTTAGTTGTCTAAATTTTTCAACATCATTAAAGTATCCTTGAGCATTTACCCCACCTCTACGTTCTACTTCTGCTGCACCAACGATTGCTATTGCTTCTGCTGTTTTTTTAGGATCTATTGCATCACTAACAACGTCGCCAGTTTTTTTTGCCATTGACCTTGCCCAGTTTTGACTGTCTGTAAAAGCACCCTCAAATCCTGCCATATTACACCTCCGCCAAATAAAGTGTCATGTCTGGACCATTTATTTTTCTTGTATAGTCAATATTATATACCACAAACCTAGAAGTATCCGAAGTTACCAAATCTATTCCATCAGAATTTTTATAATTAATATTTACAACATCTCCCAATTGAATGATTGGATTTGCAAATATCTTTATTCCAATAGATTTTTTAGGTTCCATTAATTTATCTGTTAGCCAACCCATTAAACTTTCTGCATCATCTTGTGTTTGTATGTATGGTGTTTGTAAAGTAAATTCATTATTACCATATATCATTCTGCTTAGTTTTATTTTATCAAACTTTTCTTTTAAAACTAAACTAGATGTAATCAATGATGAGCCAGTAAGTTCTGGACTAGATAGATTTCCTTTTTTCTTAAAATAATTATCAACTGTCAATTCATGCGTGGTATCTTGTGTAAAAGTTATTCCTTGAATTCTTAAATAGTTTCCAGTTGTTTCGTCAAGGTTTAATGCTGTATCTGTAGAATTAAATATTAAAAATTCTGCACCATAAGAGTCTGCATAAAAACCAGATGTCGTATATCCTTTTATTCTATTAAATGTTGGTGATAGTTGAGCATAAAGAGCGGGGTATGCACGATCATACTTTATATCAAAATATGCACACTCTCTCATAATTGATCCAAATTCTTCAAAATACATATTATATTTAGGTGGTTGTTGAGAACTAATACCAGATAAATATGTTGATTTAATTATTCCGCTCATTCCATATTTTCTAAATGATTCATCTGCATCTACTACTTTATCTCCAAATGCAGAAGAAATTGTTTCTCCTACTGTAAACACAGTATTTTGAGAATAATTTTCTGAAAGAGCATATACGTTTTCAAACATACATCTAGATGATCCACGTACAAAAGTAGCCATATTATTATATGTTGGAAGTGGGTCTGCATCATCAATAACCTTTATTAGTTTATTATTAATGTATAAATAAAACCTTCTTACTTTTCCAATATCTTCATACTCCACTGCTAAATCATATACAGTTGGATTTTCTTCGCCAGTTGTTCTGTATTGACCAGTAAATCTTCCGTCATCAACAATTATTTTTGATAACCCTCCCCAAAGTTTTACTGGAATTGCATTATTGTTAGAAGAATCTTTTTTAATTTTATAAAATACAACATTGTTAATAGATATATCCGATTGACCTTGATTGTCTAATTTTAAATAAGAGTTTATATTTTCTTCTGTTAATGCAACAATTTCAAAATAATATCCATTATTTGTTTCTGGATTAAGAAGAACCGCTATTCCTCCAGATCCTCCACCAATACTTACATTTTGATCTGGCTGGACACCAGGAACTTGATAATAAGTTACGCTTCCAGTTGGTGTTTGGCTACGATTTTCATTGTTTTCTATTTTTCCAACAATTCTTACTCTTGTTCCAAAATGTTTATACGCACTACCAAGTTCCTTATAAACATAAGAAACAAGATTTATTGGTGTTTCTGTTGTTGTAAAAGAGGGACCATTTATAACCAAAGCAGAAGACTGAATTGTTCCAGACTGTGTTGATAAATTATTGTTTACTGCAGTTTCTGTTATGTGACTTGACGACATAAAGTTTTTTATTGTTCCGCCTCGTGATGCTTGTCTAGCCTTTGTATTATTTATTCCAGCAGCGCCCACAGATGTTGATGGTAATGAAATATCTTCTAGTAGTGTTGTTGTAAATAAATATTGAGATTGCATTTCACAACCTCTTACATAGTCGTTATTTGACCAGTAAGAGTTAATACCAGAGGTATGCTCTGCAATCTCTGTTCCAAATTGTGCACGACCATGTTCTGATACCGCTCCATTTTGCAGGCGAGTTATTCCATCAATAGTTTCATAATAAGGAACTGTATATATTCTAATTAATCCTGTTGGATATATTTTTCCATTAAATGGAATAGATTTAAAATAATTTTGATAATCCTGATTGCTTGTAATCCAAACATTTCCAATGCCAGTAACATTAAATTCTGCTGCATCATATTTAATTATTTCACCATTAGAATAAAAATATCCTTGGTATCGTGTAAGCCAATAGACGTTTTCCCCTAAGTCCATAATATTGTTTATAACTAAATGATTTACAACTGTTGGAGCAACTGCTGGCAGATCTGAGTTAAGTGGCATTGCACCCAAAACATATTTTCCTTGTTTTGATGCGACTTCATTAATTGTTTTTGTTGAGTCAGTTCCAGAAACTTCCCACAATAATGCTGGCTTATATATCCAAGTTTTTTCTTTATCTATCATACTTGATTGACGTATAGAGCCATAGGATCTTTGTATGTATCTAGATGTATAATTTATTTTTCCATTATTATAAACTTTTTTATCTTCTGAAGCAATAGAAATAATATTAGGCAATGTGCCAGATGTTTGATTTTCAATTATTCCGCTCTGTGATTGGTTGTTGGATCCAGATAAAGTCATGCTTACTTCTCTTGATGCTGGTAACATATAGTTTTTACTCATCATAACAAAATTATTATATTCATCAAAAAACATTGCACTTTGTGTTGATACTGCCAATTGATTTAAAACTTCTGCAACAGTTTGATCTGGAGCAATAAAGAAAAATGGAATAATTGGTTCTGGCTCGTTGTCTTCTCTATAAAAAACATAATTACTAAAACCAATATAATCAAGCAATAAACTAATTGCATAACTAAGAGATGTTTCTGTTGTAAGCATTCTTGGTGCAGGCATTGACTCTAAGAAAAAATAAAAATCTCTTAACTGTAATTGCAGAGTTCCAGCAGTTACATCTGCTTGTGGAAAACCATCTGAGTATAAGGTTTTAATAGGAACCCAATAGTCAAACCCTTCTACGTTTAATATTTTTTCATAAAAATTAAACTTAATGTTTTTACGAATATAATCTTTTACAATACTTGTGGAATTATTATCATTAAATGCTTGATCATCATCAAACAAAGATAACGAACCAGTTGATGCAAGTAGTTGTCCTACTGGTAATGCAGAGTTTCCCAGGTCTGAAAGAATTTTTTTAACATTATATTCAATAACTTTATCTGATATATCTACTACTAGTCTTGGAGACATTTCAATTAAATCAAAAGTAGATTCAAACTTGTTCATTCTTTCTACTGCTACTCTTATGCCACGAATATTTTGAAACTCTCTGTACACTACATTTCCATTTACACCTTCTTTAAAGTATGCAGGGTTTGTAAGTTCTTTTACAAAAGTTGTTTTATTGTTTATTTCTTCATTTCCAAGTGTCCATCCGTATGCAGGCGTAAAAGTTTCATATTCATTTGTAACGCCATTCCAAATATTAAATTGTCCAACTTCTTCATTATTTTCAATAACAAGATATGCATATCCATTAACTGATTGATCTGGCAATAAAGTTGCTGATGAAATAGTTTCTGCAAAAACAAATGAATCTTTAAACTTATCTGGTATATTTGTTAACCCATATTGCAATTCAACGTATCCATCATTTTTAACTATTTGACTTCCATCTTCACGCAAATCATTTTCATTAAATACATATGCATCTGTCCAGTTATCTCCATTTAAATATTGAATCCTCCACCTTGTTGGAGTCGTTCTGTTAGTGTCTCCAAAAAATGGATCTGAAAATGTTTTTGAAATATCTGTAAAAGTACCAAGGTCAATATCTCCAACATTGGTTTGCATTTTAACAATAATTCTATTTGCTGGAACATTTTCTTTATAAACTACAAATGGAACTGCATCATCTATGTAGTAATTACCATTTACTGTTATATTTGCAATACCACGTTCTGTGCCAGATTCAGTTCTAAAAGATGTCCAGTATTTAAATTGATCATATCTAGATGGCATATAATATCTTGGTCGTCTTGCAAGATTACTGCCAGAGTTTGACAAATACTTCCCATTAAAAAATGTTGCTTTATTAATGCCAGATCTTGGTCTAAATGGTTTAACGCAATCTTCTAGTGAGTATAAAAGTTTAAGTTTTTCTTTTGTTGATGTAAATGTTTGAGGGGTTCCATTATTTTCAAAACCACCGTCAATAACAACATCTGCATCTGTTGCTCCTGTATAAAAATTTCCAGTATCTGCATTATCAAATGTATTAAAAAGTGTTAAAAACTGAGAGTTTTGTTCTTGGGATCTATATCTGTAGTTACCAAGTTTATAAATATTATCTGGCATATTCATATTCCACTCAGCAAGAACTAACGACTGAGTTTGTATTGTTGCAGATGTTTCAAAGTAATTTTTTAACTCTGTGCTTTCAAACATTTATACTTCTTCCAGAGTTACCGATATGTTCCAAAGATCGTGATTAGTTGCTCCACGTTTTACGACAGAATAACTAAAGTCTGCAAAATAAACTTGAATAATTTGATTATATCTATTTAAAGCATTATATTGATAGTTCTGTCCTTCAAAGTTTTTGTATTTGTCATATGCTAGATACATCCAGAATGGTCCTTGATGATTTTCATACCAATCAAGTAGTTCTCCACCACCTGCACCACCATCTGCTGTATATTCATCTGTTGTTCTTATATCTGGAGATAGTCCTGTTGTTTCGCTATACCCTGGCAAACCAGCATATCCTCTTGAAGGGAGCATGTTCCAAGAAACAGACATGCTAAGTTTATCTGCAATATGATAAGAGCGCATGCGTCCATTAATAGTTCTTTGACGCTGTTCAATTCTTTGATTATTAAATTGCATTTCTCCTCTATTGTGATCAGATAATATAATAAACTGATCTAGTAGATCTGGGTCTGTTTCTTCAGTCGTTGCTCCAACCTCTATACCATTAGGCACGTATAAGCCATTGGAGAGCGTTCCAGCGTTGTTTGCCCATAGAATGCTCTGGGGTCTAGAGTATCTTCGTCTACCCGTTAAATATGCGCTTGTAGCCATTATCTACGTTGCCCCCTAATTCTTTGTGCATCAACATTTTTAATTTCTGTCATAACCGCTCTAGCAATATCATTAGCATTTGAGTTACTTCCATTAATACTAAAGCCTAGATTATAATTATACACTGCCGTTGAGTTGTCACTCATAGATGTAGAAACATTATTGATTGGAACTACTGTTGATCCGCCCATGCCTCCTAGCATAGATGGATACTTAGATTCATTAATAGACTGTAGCATTGGGCCAAACTGTTGTGCTGCTGCCTTGTTTACAATAAACTCTCCAGGAGTTAGCATTGCTGGGACGGTATCAGAACCAACTGCTCCTCCATTTGCCATATATTTAACAAGGCCACCATACATTTTCTTTTGACCTGTAATAATTTTTAATTTTTCTAGTTGTGGTTGTATTTTTGCGTTCAAATCTTTAATGCTTTTCAACACAACAGCCTTTTGTGCTGTAGTAATATTTGCTGGTGTTATTGCTCCAGATCTTGATCCTGCAACAATATCATTAATATTTGTAGAGCCAGAATTTGTTCCAAGTGATTTTGCCAGTTTCATTGAAGCAACTATTGATGCCCAGGATGCAGCAGCAGATGAAGAAGACGATGCAATATTATCTATATCAATTTTAATTCCATCTAAATGTTTGTTTGTAGCATCTGTATATCTTTGTATAAAGTCCCACTCTGTTTTTGTCATTCCATTAATCTGCAAAGACTGCTGTTCTTTTTGAATTTGGAAATCAAGATCAGAAAGTATTTGTCTCTTCTTATCAGCCTGTGCTTGTAATGGTTCAAGTTGTGTTACTTCAATAGCATAAATCTTATCGTTTAGCAAAAGTATTTGATCATCAATTTGTTTTCTAGTCATCTTTTGACCATTAACAACTGCTGTTATGGATGATATTTCTCTTTGCTTTTGTGCTTCTAGGTTTGTTGCTGCAGTATCTAAACCACCAGTCATTCTATCTAGTGCTGCTGTTGCTGCTTCTGCTCTCATTGCTTGTGCTGCCTCTGCTGCTGCAGAAATATCACCTTGCGTTAGTGCATTGGCAAGACCTAACTGTTTTTGTTGTTGAGATATTAAGAAAGAATTAACTGTCTTAATTGATTCAAGAGCATCCTTTTGTTTATTTACTGACTCAAT